ACCTGAGTGTCTTGGCCAAGGGGCTGGTGACTGTGGATGTAGATGGCGAAGTCACTGAGTACCGAGCCCCAGCGTGCATTAGCATCAAAGCCGGCACCAAGCACAGGATCGTGGCGCATGAGGACAGTGTCTGGTTTTGCATCCATGCAACTGACCAGACGGATGCAGAAAGCATCGATGAAGTTTTGATAAAGGGGTAGATATGCCATTAATCGCATTTGCCATCATTGCCGGCACCGCCTATAACGCCGACCAAGCTAGAAAGGCTCGGAGAGAGGCTGAAAGCCAGCAGCGCACTATGCTGGCCCAGCAGGCCGCCGACCAGGCCGCCATGCGCACTGAACTGGCCAAGCAGACGGCTGAGTATGCCAAGCAGGGCTCTGCCCTGGAGCAGCAAGCCGAGACTGCCAGGCAGCAGTTTGAGCAATCGCAACTCACCTACCAGACCAATAAGCTGGAGATGGAGCGCAAGGCCAAAGAGGTGCAGGCCGCCGCCGACGAGGAGCGCCGCAAGGCCGCTGCAGCCGAGGCCTCGGCACTTAGGGCTCGCACCCGCGGTGGCCGCCGCTCGCTGCTGTCTGGTGAGCGCATGGACGCAGAGCTTGGTATCCCGATGGATCTGGGCAGCGCAGGCATGAGGATTCAATAATGGCCACCGTGTTGCCCCAGTTCAGGCAGCGCCAGCTGGCCCGGCGCAGCACATCTGACATCGACCGGCTGGCCGCGCAATACAAGGCCAACATCGATGCGATGACCGGCGAATATCAGGCCGCCTTCACCGGCTACCAAGCCGGCGCGGCCGAGAAGATGAAAACCTACGAGTCGCAAAGCGAGGCGTACCGCCGTGGGCTTGAAGCTTATACATCCAATGTGGTTGACCCCTACAGCAAGGCCACCGAAAAATTTAGCGCTGACCAAGCAAAATATTTGGACGAAATGTCAAAGCTAAGTTCTGGTGCGCTTGACCGATATGCCGGCACTTATTTGTACAACTACAGAGTTGGTCGGCAAGACTACACCATGTACAAAATAAAAAATCCATTTACAGGCCAAGAGTTAGATATTTTTGGTGCAAACAAAGACTTGTTTTCAAACCCCCAAAAATACGGTCTACAGATGGCGCTGACCCCTGTTGAAGGTGGATTCCGAGGCCAAAACAAGTACACGTTTCGACCACTGCCAACAACAACAGCGCCAACAGAGCCAGCCAAGCCAGAGCCGTTTGCAATGACTGCGCCAGAGTCACCAGATGTCGGTACGTTTGATGCAAGTAAATTTGAGGAAAAGAAAAAGACACTTGGAGAAACATTTCAGAGAGAAGTCGGCGAGCGCCGTGCATCAAAAATCGGTGCCGTGTCTCGCAAAATTACCAGACCATTACTGGCAGGGGAGCAAACATGAAAGACATGAAGACCAAGATGCAAGAAAAGGTTGCCAAGGTCATGCGCGAGTACAAGGCCGGCAAACTCAAAAGCTCCAGCGGCGACAAGGTCAAGTCGCGTGATCAAGCTGTGGCCATTGCCATGAGCGAAGCAGAGCAAATGAAGAAGGGCAAGAAATGAAACAGGTCTGGGACAAGCCACGGCCCAAGGATCTGGGCAAGCCCAAAGAGCTGTCGTCGGCTGAGAAGCGGATGGCCATGCGCCGGGCCGCCAAAGCTGGCCGACCATACCCCAATCTGGTGGACAACATGGCCGCCGCAGGAGGCAAGAAATGAAGATCGAGATCGAGATCGAAAACGAGATGGAGGACAGGGTCGAGCTCTCCAAGCTGCCGCCTGCGCTGCGCAAGAAGATTGAGAAGTACATGGCCGCCAAGAAGCCCGAAGCGCCAAAGAAGAGCCTCAAGCAGATGATGCATGAGGCCAAGCTGGAAGAGGACGAGGGCTGATGTCCAGGCTGCGCGACCCAGAGGGTGGGCTGACCGAGGCTGGCCGGCGCAAGTTTGAGCGCTCTGGTGAGAGCAAGAACCTGCAGCCTGGGGTCAAGGAAGCCAGCCCAATTGGTGAGCGTGCTCGCCGTAAGGGTTCATTCCTGACCCGCTTCTACACCAACCCGAGTGGGCCTCTGGTTGACAAGGACGGTGACCCGACCCGGCTGGCGCTGGCCGCCAACGCCTGGGGCGAGCCGGTGCCGCGCACTGCCGGCGCTGCAGCAAGGCTGGCCGCCAAGGGCAGGAACCTGCTGGAAAAGTACAAGATGGACAAGGACTAGATCATGGAATACGACAAGACCACGCCGGGCGGTATGCGCCTGACCCCTGAGCAGATCCTCAAGCGACAGGCTGCAGCCCAAGCCAAGAAGGACGAGTTCCAGCAGCTCTACCAGGACGCCTACGAGTTTGCCCTGCCCCAGCGCCAGCTCTACGGGATCTGGGAGGGTGGCGCGACCGGCAGCAAAAAGATGATGCGCGTGTTCGATTCAACCGCAATCAACAGCACCCAGCGCTTTGCCAACCGGCTACAGTCTGTTGTTTTCCCGCCACAGCGCAAGTGGGCCAAGCTGGAAGCCGGCTCGGACATCCCACCTGATCGCAAGCAGCAGGCGCAAGCAATCCTGGAGATCTACCAGGACAAGATGTTCACCATGCTAAATCAGTCCAACTTCGACATCGCCATGGGCGAGTTCCTGCTGGATCTGGCGGTTGGCACCGCTTGCATGATGGTGCAGCCCGGCGACGATGTGTCCCCGCTCAACTTCATCCCCGTGCCGCTCTTCCTGGTGAGCTACGAGGAGGGGGCCAACGGTCAGGTGGACAACGTCTACCGGCGCATGCGCATGAAGGGTGAGAGCATCCAGCGCCAGTGGCCAGATGCCAAGATCCCCGACGACCTGGCACGCAAGATCGCTGATAAGCCGACTGATGACATCGAGTTGCTTGAGGCCACCATCTACGATCACAAGCGTGGCGACTACTGCTATCACGTTATCGACAAGGTCTCAAAGCAGGAGCTGGTCTATCGCCGCCGCAAGATGAGCCCCTGGGTGATCAGCCGCTACATGAAGGTGGCCGGCGAGATCTACGGGCGCGGCCCCCTGATGACCGCCCTGCCCGACATCAAGACGCTCAACAAGACCATCGAGTTGCTGCTCAAGAACGCATCGCTGGCCGTGGCCGGGGTCTACACCGCTGCCGATGATGGGGTGCTCAATCCCAACACGGTCAAGATCGTGCCGGGTGCCATCATCCCCGTGGCACGCAATGGCGGCTCGCAAGGCCCGGCCCTGCTGCCCCTGCCCCGCTCTGGCGACTTCAACGTCAGCCAGTTGGTGATCAATGACCTGCGCTCCAACGTCAAGCGCATCCTGCTCGATGAGTCGCTGCCGCCTGACAACATGAGCGCCAGGTCAGCCACTGAGATCGTCGAACGCATGAAAGAGCTGGCCCAGAACCTGGGCTCTGCCTTTGGCCGGCTGATCAACGAGACCATGATCCCTGTCACCGCCAAAATCCTGGAGGTCATGGACGAGCGCGGCCTGATTGACATGCCCCTGCGCGTCAACGGCCTGGAGGTTAAGGTCACCCCGGTGGCCCCGCTGGCCATGGCCCAGAACATGGAAGAGGTCAACGCGATCATGCAGTACATGCAGATCAGCCAGAACCTGGGCACCGATGGCCAGCTCGCCATCAAGACCGACATGCTGGTCGATTACTTGGCCGACAAGCTGGGCGTGCCTGCTGTTGTGCGCAACACCGCCGCCGAGCGTGCGGTGCTCATGGAGGAGATGAGGAACCAGCAGCAGCAGCAAGCCATGGTACAAGCTATGGCCATGCAGGCCCAAGCAGGGGTAACAGATGAAACACTTTTGGGGGCTATAAATGCGTGATGAAGTAGCACGCGCCGCCGCGCTCAGGGCATTAGAAATCGCCAGAGAAGCAAAGGCTCAAAAAGCTGCAAAAGGCGATAAAGGTGATCCTGGCGAAATCAGGATTACAAATATTCCCGTGCCTGGGCCACAGGGTGAGCCTGGCCCAATTGGCCCACGCGGCCCTCAAGGTCAAAGCATTATTGGGCCACCAGGCCCAAAAGGAATTCAAGGAGAACCAGGCCCAATTGGCCCCAAAGGAGACAAGGGAGATATTGGCCCTATCGGCCCTGTTGGGCCACAAGGAGACCGAGGGCCAATTGGGCCTGCTGGCCCTCGCGGCCCACAAGGCCAGCAGGGTGAACTTGGCCCAATGCCAAAGTTTGAGCGCAAGGGGTTGATGATTCGTTTTGAGAAAGCTCCTGGTCAGTGGGGTGAATGGATTGTTATCCCAACTGGCGGTGGCGGCGGTGGCCGAGATGACAAGTTATTTGATCTGCAGAAGCAACTGGTTGAGGTTGGAAGTCTTGTCAAAAGTCAAAATGCGAATCCAAACAAGGTTATTGGAACAGACGGCACAAACCTTTTGTGGACGACTGCAAGTGGTGGATCTGGAACTGTTACTTCTGTAGATGTCTCTGGTGGCACCACTGGGCTAACAACTAGCGGTGGCCCAGTTACTACTAGTGGTGTCATTACGCTTGCTGGAACTCTAGCAATTGCCAATGGTGGTACAGGTCAAACAACC